TGTTGGTTATCTCCGTTTGAGTGATGCTGCCGGTGATGCTTTTTCGTATATTAGTTCTCGTTTGCAATATGATGGGACTGAGGATACTATTCATGTAATAGATGACGCAACAGAAACACTTTAAGATTTAGATAATAATATAAAAGGTAATGTTAAAGAACTCAATATAAGTAATGCTGGCATTATGAATTTTGGAATAATAAAAACAACTAGCAACGTTAATTCTACTAGTAATGTTGCACATCAGTCCAATAATTCAGCTAATCCTAATAGCAGTGTTAGTTATCTCAATTTGAATAATACTACCAGTAATACTAATTCGAATATTAGTTCTCGTTTACTTCCTGTTGATTGTGACGAAAAATCGTCTTATGTAATGAGTAAATATAATGTTACCTAACCTCTTGGTTAAAGATAAATAATAGACAAGTAAGTATAAAAGATTATATGTATAATCTAAGTTATGAAGAAAGTCATATAATCAACAGAATATGAAGCAATATAAAAATCTTTGGAAAGACATTGTTACTTTTGATAATTTTAAACTTGCTTATAAAAATGCTACTAAAGGTAAGAAACATTATAAAGAAGTTAAATTTATTGAACGTCGTGGTGTTAATAAATATCTTCGTAAACTGTTGGCTGAAGTTATAGATAAAACTTATAAAGTTTCCGATTATGATGTTTTTACTCTTTTTACAGGAGAAAAGTATAGAGAAATCTATAGACTTCCTATGAAAGATAGAATAGTTCAACATGCTCTTATGACAATTATTGAACCTATCTTTAGAGAAACTTTTATAGTTGATACCTATTCTTCAATTAAATACAAAGGTATTCATTTTGGTTTAAATAGAGTTAAGAAAGCCCTTAGAACTAATGAATACAATTATTATCTAAAACTTGATATTCATAAATGTTATCCTTCTTTAGACAAGGATATACTTAAAAATAAACTTAGTTATAAATTTAAAGATAACGATTTACTTTGGCTTTTATATACTATTGTAGATAGTTGCGAACATGGGGTTCCTATTGGTAATTATACTTCTCAATATTTTAATAATTTTTATTTTAGTGATTTTGACCATTGGATTAAAGAAACTAAAGGAATGAAAGGTTATTTTAGATATTGTGACGATATGGTTATCTTAGCTAAAACTAAAGAAGAGCTTCATACTATTTTCAAAGAGATAAAAGTAAAGATAGCTGAACTTAATGTTAAACTCAAAGATAATTATCAAATATACAATATTGATACTAAAGGCGTAGATTTTCTTGGATATATCATAAGAAAAGATTACATTAAGATTAGAAAGAAAACTAAACATAATTTTATTAATAAAATTAAAAATATGGACTTTAGTAATCTTAGTAGTAAAGATATAAACATTCTTGGTAGTTATTGGGGAATATTTGTTCATGCTAATTGTCGTTACTTGTGGTTAAAATATACAGGAGTGCAGAACTTCGATGATTTGGACATTAAAGTCCATGATAGGGATTTTGTTAAGGAAGTTATAGATATTCCATTAACAATTACAAACTCAGTAGTTTATACTAAACGTGGTCAAGAATATCTTAGGTTTGAATGTAATTATCATAAAAATGGTAAAGACGGTAAACCTGAACTTCATGAGAATGTTTATATCAGTACAACTGGTGAAATGCTTGTAGAGGCTGGTAAACAATTTAATTCTCGTAGTTATCCGTTTACAACTACTATTATAGTTACTGATAAAGGTTTTTATAAATTTACTTAATATTATAAACAATGAGATGGCTTTATTCAAATAAAGACGATATTGTTAGTCTTGAGTGTGTTAATGTAAAGACTAATAAATATGTTCTTCGGCTTTCTTTAAATAGTAATTTCACTAATGAAGAAGGAGAGGAACTACAAGGAGATACTAGATATATTTCCACATATATCAGTAATAATCCTACAGTAAAAGATGTTAGAAATATCCTAACTGATTTGCAAAATGAATATGATAATAGTGCTGATGTAAACTCTTTCTATATTGACGGATATAGAGTTTGGTTAGATGCAGCTACTCGTGTTAAACTTTCTAATCTTCTTTCTAAAGAACAATCACTTGGTCGTACTGATACAACTTTGTGGTTTAATAAAAAGAAATTTGATATTAGTGTAGAAAAAGCTATATCTCTTTTAACTGCTGTAGAGATGTACGCTAAAGAATGTTATGACAATACTCAAAAACATCTTCTTGAAATTAGTCAATTAGAAACTGTTGATGATTGTCTTAACTATGATATTACAGCAGATTATCCAACAATTCTTAAAATAGAAACTAATGGCTGAACGTAGAACATTGGCTAATACTAAAGCCACTTATACAGCTACTAATAGAAGTAGGTCTAAGCCTATGGTAGCTAAAGCAGGTGCTACTCGTAAAAGAACTCCTTATAAATATGGCGGAAAAGTCAATAAGTAGGAAGTCTATGAAGATACTAGTGCTAGTAACAAAGGTGCTTCCTGTGTTACTAGCACTTTGTCATTTTATTAATACTGCACTTAGTTATTTTTATATTGATTGTATATTTCTAAATTATTTTGCTAGTATTAGTATTCTTACTGTAATATACTTGTATATAGTTAGTTATACAATTAAACTTTGTGCATATTATAGAATGTTTCTTCATTATTGTGTTTTGATTGACGTTTTGAATATTATTGATTATTATATTGGACTTCCTATTACAGATATTTCTTTTTACCTTTTATTCGTAATAATAACAATAATATTCTTATTTGTTTTAATATATCTAAAATTATTCCAATGCAAATAATGACTAATAAAACAATTGCTTCTATTTTCAGAACTTTTGCTGATAAAATTGAAAATGGAACTTGTGCAGTTGATGTTGAAACTCTTACCGATATAGCAAATAATCTTATACATATAAAACTAAACGCTGAACAAACTTGTTCTTATCTTAATGTATCTCGTGCTACTTTAACTAGAATGGTTTGTGATGGTAGAGTTCCTAACCCTCATAAAGATAGAGGTGGAGATAAATATTGGTATCAAGATGAACTTGACGATTATACAAGTAGATACAAGGAGAAATACGGTCTGTAAGGCGATTTATTTTGCCTACAATCGACGATTAATTTGCAAGCTGTTTAACTCATTGATTGTTAGATAGCTTGCTTTATTTTGAGCAAAATTTTATTATAGAACTTCTGACTTGTAAATTTGCATCGTACAAATACCGGTGATGTACATAAACAAAAGTTCAACAATTAAATTAAAATTACTACTATGTCAGAAGTTTTTATGGTTCCTGATTGTAATTCCAGAAGTAACAATAGCAATATGGATTCTGCTCTTCTTATGAGTATGATGAATAATGCTGGTGGTTTTGGTAATGGTGGTTGGCTGTGGGTAATATTCTTATTCTTCCTCGAACCACTTATGCGAAATGGTTTCTTTGGTAATGGCAATGGAAGTTTTGGTGGTTTTAGCGGTCTTAATAACACTATTAATAACGATGCAGGTAGACAGATGTTATTAGAGGCTATAAACGGTAACGGTGCTGCTGTTCAAAATCTTGCTAATATGTTTAGCACATCTAATGATTTTATTAAGCAAGCGATTTGTGGTGTAGAAAATTCTATTACACAACTTAGTGGTCAAGTTGGTCTTAGTGGTCAACAAGTTATTAATGCAATTCAGCAAGGTAATATGGGACTTGCTTCTCAACTTTCTTCTTGCTGCTGCAATCTTCGTGAGTCTGTTACTGCTGCTAATTACCAAAATCAAATTGCTACTCTTCAGCAAACACAAACCCTTTCTAGTGATGTGCGTAATGTTGGTGATAAAGTTGTTCAAGGTTTCTGTGATACAGCTTATGCAACTCGTGACCAAACTTGTCAAATTAGTCAAGCAATTCAAGGTAGTACTCAAACTATAAAAGATACTACTGCTGAGCAAACTAATGCTATTATTGCTAAACTTGATAATATGGAGCGTACAGGTCTTCTTGATAAGATTGATGCTCAACGTGAAACTATTTCTAATTTGCAAACTAATGCTAACATTGCTGCTCAGAATTATGCTACTCAGCAAATGATTGGTGCAGCAGTTGCTCCTCTTAATGCTCAACTTGCAGAAATTAGAAACTCTCAACCTAATACTGTAACTGTTCCTTATACTCCTTTCCAAGTTATCCCTAATGGACTTCCTTTTAGTGGAAGTGGCTGTAATTGTGGAAACAATTATCAAAATCAATTTTGGTATTAATCTTTAAAATATTATAGAGATGTTTAATGAATACATTGGCAATAGAGGTGGTATTCCTGTTGTAGAAGCTAATCAATCTAATGCTGGTAGTTCGACTACTAATGCTATTTATACGTTACCTTCTCACGTGTTTGGTAGAGGTTGTAAAGGAATTATTATAGTTAACTTTTTAGGAGCTACTGCCGATACTGTAACAGGTATTACTATTTCAGTTAATGACTCTACTAGACCTTTACTAGACTCTGAGGGTGATGCTATTACCTCTCTTTCTATTGGTTACCATATAATGGTTTTTGATAAAGCTAATAACTCTTTAAATCTTATAATATA